TGTCAACAATCTTTACCGCGTCACCACCAAGTCTATCAATTGCTACATAACCTTCGTGACCTGTCGTTTTAAAACCTTTTTTAGTTTTTACAAAAGTATCAATATTATTGATTTTATTAAGTATATTTATAAGTTTTAATTTTGCTAAAACTAATACTTTTTGCAAATCGAACATCATTTCTAAACTTTTTTTGTTATTTTCTGAAAAAAAGTTTAATATTGTATCTAATTTTCCCCGCTGACCGGCTTTTCCTTTTTCGGTTTTCCGCTTGGCAATCTCTTTGCCGAAACGTAATCTAATCCAACGAATGAGCATGGATACATGTCGTTTTGAATCTCCGATAACTTGTCCTCGTCTGACGTATTTGTTACCGAATGTTTCAATAAGCTTCTGTAGCTCCTCCTGCCCTTCCAACTGTCTAAGGGTGGTTCCTGAGATTTTGTTAAAGATTTTACCAGCTTGCGAAAGATATTCATTTACTGCCTCCGTATCACGTTTATTCATTGTTAAATTTGTTAAATCCCTGAGCGTTGCGTCTTGGCTCCACACATTTGTGCTTGACTTAAACTTGGAGACATCAACTCCATAAGAGGCTCGCATTGATTCAAAGGAATTGCCTTTATAAGTTGTATGCCAGACGATTCCAATCTTTGATTTCTTAACATCGCGAGCTCCCACCGACTCAGCTGGCAGCGCATAGACGATAGTGTTTGGATGAAAGGTAACATATTTTTTTCCTTTTATGTTTTTAGTCTTTACATCACCAGGTCCATATAAGAAGTCACCTTGCACGACACCTTTGATACCCAAGGAAGGGAGCTCTGACAAAGCGACTTTGAGCTTAACAGCAAGATCACCATCTGTGTCAGCGTCAACGTCAGCAGGAGTCTTATAGACTTTGGGATTCTTGTTAAAAATCCCTTTCTTTGCCACAAAGAAACGTCCGTCACTTGGGTCAGTACCAGCAAAGATAGCAGGAGCGCCATCCCACTTAACAGATACATTACCATCTTTATTTCCTCCAAGCATATCTCTTAAATCGCGTAATGCAAAGATAGCTTCTCTAGTTCCTTTTACACCACCATAAATGACTCTATCTTCTATGTGAGTCATATGAGTGTTTTTATTCTCAGTAATATGTGCTTTAAAGTTTTCCATATGTTTATCTTACCATAGTTCTGATTGAATGTAAACCACTTTTATGATGATTCTACTTTTACGTATACTGATGATTCATCAGTTTTTGATCCTGCTTTATTAACAAGAAAAGAAACAAATGCATTTCTATCTCGACTATTTGCTTTATCTACAGCATGAATAATTTCTGTAGCGCCAAGATTGGCGTGCAATCTATCAGGTGTTGCTTCTTTCATTTCTTTCCAGAAATCATCCCAACCAATTTCCGGATGAATTCTTTTAACTTTGTTATACAGGTTTTTAGCCAGCCTTTCATTTCTTCCTCCTTGTAGTAGTTTTGCCATACTTTTTAATTCTTCATTTGAAGGTAGTTTAACCTTTAAAAACTTTTCTGCAGCAAAAACAATAGCGCCATAACCAGCTCTTCCACCTCTGGCTCCTTTACCTATTATCTCAACGTTTAAAGCTCCCATAGCGGTTGGAGCTCTAACATCCATCTTATTTGTTGAATCAAAGAAGATGTAGCCACCTTTAAAAGTCCAAAATGTTTTGCCGGGTTTGTTTGACTTCAGTGAAGACTTAGTATATCTATGAACACCTAGTTTACCAGATTCTAGATTATAATCTGTAAGCTTTGCTGTCTTAGTTAATTTATTAATTTGTTTTAAGGATATTCCTACAATAGTACGCTTTAAAAAAGCATCTTTTATAGATGCGTTAAGTGCTGCAACAGAACTTGAGTCAAGAACGGATGTAGGAGTAACTCCTTTTTTTACCGCCCATATATCACCAGGATTCCATTTATCATTATTTAACGCAGGCGACTTATCGTTTTTAAACGCTATCTTTTTCATGGCGTAAATCGCGTCCATTGTTTTTGAGCCGCGATGGAATATATGACTATTGCTTACGTATCCTTTTTTATACAAAGCTTGGCCAGACACATAAGCTGATATGTGCCATGCCGCATCTGCTCCCATCATTTTTTCAAATGCAGTATCAACCTGAATATTTCTAGCATATTTCTTTAGAACTTCAGGAGTGAAATGAGAAAACTCTTTGTCCATGCCTTCTCCAAACATTGCTGCTAAATACAAACATTGTAAAGACTCACCATCGGCTGTGTTACCAGTTGCACCACCGCCTTTCCCCTTGCCTCCAAACAATGGAGATTTACCAATTTTATTAGATACAACAGTTTTTCCATTCTTGAGTTTTAATATGAAAACAGTGTCTTTACTGTTCATAAAGTTTGTAATAGCATTCATGTTCTCTTTGCTATTAGCAATCTCTAAGCTCTTACCATCAACGTCTGGCACAGCATCACCATTTTTAATTGCTGATCTCAAAGCATCGGGTCGTTTATCCCCATACTTCATCCACTCTCGTCTTGTCATAGCACCAAACATAAGCGTATCCTTAAATATTTTATACTATTTATAACTAAAAAAATAGGCGCCGAAGCGCCTTAGGTGGGGAAGTAAGAATAAAAAGATATTAACGACGGTAAATATATGCATCCATGTACTTAGCGTACTTCAGTGGCAAAGAAT